AGGCGCGTCCGATCCGTCTCCGCAGAGCCTTGCCAGGGAGCCAATATTCCAGTCGTTCGAGGCGTAATTCCAAGAGACGTAGCGGTCATTTTCCGTCGATCCTGCCGAGGGATAATGCCACCAAACCTCATTAAATTGGCTGTTATGCCAGCCGGAAACCTTGCTGATCTGTTGTAGGTTAATATCGGAGAATACCTTGTCCTGCACCGCGCAAGGCACCGGTTGCGTGTAGCCGTTGTAGAGATAAAAACTGTTATTCGCCATCCAGACGCAATTGCCGGTCCCATACGGAACAGGCGAGCCCTTCGACACAGGCCCGCAGCTATCGCCGGCCTTTTGGAACCCGTAGACGGCAGGCAGGCCTTGATAAGACGCGACCCACAGGTCCTCCGTCGTGAAGACCAGGGTTTGACCCTTGACCTTGCGCCCGCACATAATGACGCCATCAGTGTTTAGGGCCAATTCGCCCGCCTGATTGAGCGAGGTTGGTATCCAGTCGGTATTGTCGCCCTGGTTCGACCAAATGGCCGAGCGGTTCTGAAACGCCATCAAGATAGCGTCTTCGGTCACGACAATGCCCGCGCAATCCTCCGGCGCGCCCTCAATGACCTCCGCCACAAACAGCGGGTTGAGGTCCCACTGATAGATTTTCCCGTCTTCCGACATGCAGCCGACTAGCCGGTCGTTCCACAGGGCGAGGGTCCAGACCGAGGCGGGGCTGATCTGCGAGGAGCTTGCGATAGGGTCGCCGTAGTCGCCCGACCCATAGAGGCCGGAACCATAACCACCGCCGACCAGTGCATCAGCCCGCCCAGCGGTAAACCCTGCCGGCGTAATGTTGTTAATGTAGCCGGATGGCGTCATCACATACAGGCCGGAGTTGGTCCCAATCGCGGTCCATGTCGATCCGGCATTATCCCGCCACGTCAGGATGGCCCGGCCCTTCCCGGTAACCGTCAAAACCGATTTGACCACCCACCCGCCGATCGGTTGCAAGTCCGGGTCCCACCGCACAAGCGACGCGTCAAGCCATGAGCCGCGAGAACCCCGTTCGGTTCCCGAGGCCCTGACCCCAGACGGGATGACCAGATCGACCCACATTAGCCGAAAACCACGATGTTGATTGTGTCGGGGTCTTGCAGTGTATTGCCGGCGGTTCGGAATTGCACGCCCACTTGGGTCGTTGATTTGGTCACGATGGCTGGATCAATGGACGCAAACAGAGAGCCCGATGCGTAGCCCGGCGTAAACAAAGCGGCCCAGTTCGTGTCAGTCCTGGCAGGGTTAAGGGTCAAAATCCACTTGCCGTTTGATGACCGCGAAAAGCTGCTAATTCCCTTCGATCCGGTAAACGACATGGTGGAACCGGAGTTCGACCCATAGCCGTAGGCCGCTGCGGAATAGCCAGCAAACGTCCCATCGCCGCGAAGGGTCTTTAGAGCGTCACCAGTGGCAGGAGCAGGCACGAGGCCCTTAGTGCCACCCGCCCCACTGTCACCCACCACAGCGTTCAGAATAGCCGTTGCCTGGGTAGCTGTCAGGTCGATAGGAGCCCCGGTCCCAGAGGAAGCCGCTCGGCCCTTGATGGTGCTTTCCGCCATGTTAGTCAGGGCGAAATTGGCCGTCGTGAGAGTGATGCCGCCCGACGCCGTGTAAAGCGTCGTGCTGTCATACTCGATCCACGTTATCGCCGTTGTGTTGAGCGTTCCCCCGGCGACGCTGGAGCAATAATACCGCTTGCCCGCCAGCGTAGAGCCGCCAGAGACGTAGCAGAGCGCCCCAGGAACCTCCGTATCCCAAGCGTCCATATCGGTTGCGCGCGTCCATGCGCCGGCGCCCGTCGTGTAAATCCCGTTTTCAGCAGGGGCCGTTTGCGAGCGAACGAGGATGCGCGACGCCGAGGTCAGCGTTCCGTCAATCGTCTGTTCGCCTGACAGGGTGATATTGGCAGTCGTCGCCCGATCCGCCGCAGCCTTGATTTTGAGGCCCGACGCGAGATTATCGACATATTGTTTAGTGGCCGCTTGCAGGCTCAAAGTCGGATCAGCCGCCAGCAGGACCGTCGAGGCAAACGATACAGCCCCCGTAAAGGCCGCGCCCTCAAGCTCTGCAATGGTCTTAGTTCCACCAGCCCTGCGGTAAAAGAACCCGCCCGACGTCATCCAATGGTCGCCGTTGGTCAGGTTGGTTGTTGGCGCCGCACCTTGCGGGAACCTAAATGACGCATAGCCGTTTGCGCCCGCTGCCGGCGTAACGCCAATCAACGCGCCGGTCAGGGTAGTTCCGGCCTTGGGAACCATTGCAAAAACTTGGGTATCAATGCTCTGGAAAAGCGCGTTTAGAATGGTTCCCCAAGTGTCAGCAGAACCGCCAACAACCGGCGTTGCCCAGGAATAATTAGTCGTCGCCATCGGTTATTCCTTCCATGCGCTCGCAGCCGCATTTCCTGCGTTCCAGCGCTTCGCCGTATTTTTCGGAGAGGTTCTGATAGTCGCGGTCGGCCTGAACAAGAGCCGCCTTCAGGGCCTTGATCTCGTCGTCTTGGGTCATCACACGGCCCCAAATGCGGTTGAGCCAGTCAGACGCCAGTGCAGGTCGATCTCTTGGCTAAGGCGGTTGCTAATGTAGATTTTGCCGCCGCCAGAAGCGTTTGAGTTGTTGTGGTAGCTCATAACCAGCTTGCCATCTGTCCCGCCCGCATTTGCTAACGCCGTGTTAACCACCACCTCGCAATACGTCGTGTTACCCGTTAGCAGTGAAGCGAGTTCAGAGTTGGACGCGCTGTTGTCATTGAAGGCCATAGACATAGCGACTGCTGTTACCGGAGAACCCCCCGCGTCAGTCGTGAAAACCTCAACGATGCCGTGATTGACCGGAACCGTGAACGACGTTGCGATGTCGTCGGCTAGGTCGTTGATGAACCCGCTGCCCGTCACCATTCCCGACGGGTCGGTGTGGAAGTAGCTCCGCGTCTCGCGGGTGGCCGTCGTGCCGGTGATGGTGAAGCTAGCGTGTTGATCCACGGTAAGCCGCCCCGCCGTCTCCTCGATGGCGGTCACGTTGTTGTTCAGGGCTGCGGTCATGTTGCCATAAACCTCGCAGCGGGTCGTGGAATCCGAGCTGAACAACATCATATTGACCGGAGATGCGCCGTTAAGGTTTGCGGCGTCGGTCCCGAAAATGTCCAGAGACGCCCCGCGATGCAGGACAAAGCCCGTTGCGGAATTGCTAAAGCCCTGCGCTGAAGACGCATTGTCTAGGTCAATGATGCCGTTGCGCCCGGCATCATCATAGGCGTTAGCGTCTCCGGTGATGGTGATTCGGGTTCGCCCGCCGGTAATCTCGATAAACCCGCCAGCCGGCGCAACCAAAACGTCATGCGAGCCCGAAACGAAGACGTTATCGCCGTTTAGATGGATGTGCCCGCCGCGCGCCTCCAAAGCCTCGCGCTCGCAGATGATGTTGGCGCCCTCGACATAAAGGGACGTTGCGTTTTCCCGGCCTTGCCCAGAACTCCAGGGCAGATCAGGAGCCCCGCTATCTTGAAACTCTTGCAGTGCCGAAATGCCATATCGACAGCGACCAAACGGACGAATGAGGCGGTTCTCACGGCCCCGCATATTGAAGGCCGGGCCCTGGCCGTCGATGGCGCGACAGTCCCTGAAGACCCAATTGTGGGCATCTGAGTGCGTGTCCCAGACCGTCGAAAGCTGACCGCCGCCCACGCCATCGCTAATCGTGCAATCGCGCGTCGGGCCACTTTTCCAAAGTGTTCCCGGATCAGTCTCCGACGTGGTGATCTGCGTTCCGGAGCTTGTGACTAGGTGCCGGGTGTTCGATCCGCGCAGCCCTGTGACGGTCGATCCGTGGCCGCCCAACAGAACGCCGTAACCCAGGTTGGAAGCCGACCCCCCAATCACCGAATAGTCCGACAGGTTGCGAACGTTGCAGTTGTTCACCCGCCCGCCGAATGTGATCAGGTTTATCCCGATATGGTAGCCGCGCGAGATCATCAGGCCGTCCACAAGCGGGTCTGCATAGCCCACCAGCGAGAACGCCGACTTTTTCCAGCCGGTTCCGTCCGTCGCGTCGTGGCCGTCCTCATAGGCAATTTCGCCGCCATACCACGCAAAGTCAAAGGCCGAGGGCTGAACAACGCGCGCATTGTTGGCCGTGGTGTAAGTCTCGACAACAGCCCGATCCCCGGCGACAGAGCCGCCCGTTGTGCTAAGGCCCTGGTAGTATTTTAGCGGCCCGCCAAGGGTGACCACTTTGGTTCCGGTGTCGATGGAAACAATGATTGCGCTTTCGCCCAGCCGATATTGACTGCTGTTGGTCCCACTGTTGCGCATCGTCGGGTCTATGGCGTCCGACACAATGCGGATGGGGCGATTGACAACCAACCCCGTCACGCTGGCCAGGGTGATAGTCCGCGCGCCGGGCACATAGTTGGCCGACAGGGCAAGCGGGCCAACAAAGCCGGAATTGGCGCTGACCGCCACAACGTCCGCCGTGACCGACAGCTTTGCGCCGTCTGCATCGACCAAAACTTGCTTGGCCGCAAAATCCACCGTTGACGTGACCGCGTAGGTCTTTCCCGACCGCAGGCGCAGCTTGTCCCGCGTCCCCATTCGCGCAATCTCGGCATTGATGGCCGCGCTGGTCAGGGCCTCTGGGATGAACACATCGCCGTGGCTGATCCCCCGGATTACGGAGGGCCAATAGACGCCGCGCCAAGCCCCGCCCTCGTATGACAGGACGATGCGGTCAGACTGACGCGCCAACGTGCCATAACCGCCGCAATCCACCGATCCGACCGCTGCGTCCGTCTTGACGAACTCGACGTAAGTCCCCTCGGGAACCGTCGTCGGCAGGGTCATGGTCAGGGCGCTTGCCCCGGTTGTTACAGCCAGCGTTCGGTTAAAGAAGCTGTTGGTAAAGTCGCCGCCGCCGGTCAGGGTGTCGCTTGTGGTCCCGTCCGCCCAGGTCGCGCCCGTCGCCGTCGATGACACCGAACACACATAAGCGTTTGGTCCGGTCCCCGACGCCTTGGCCGAGACGTTCAGCTCGTTGCCGCCCCAGTCGGACGTAACATCTGCATTGATAAGCGTGCCGGTCCCGTAGATGACACCGATCCCGGCGCCATAGGCCGTGTCTAGACGGATCGCCGCGTCCAGAAACGCCATTTGCAGATAGCCGAACTCCTTGCCTGCCATCTGCCCATAGGTCCCCGCCAGTCCGGCATGGGGGATCAAGACTTCGTTAGCCGCGCCGGTCAGCGTGGTCTTGAACGTGTAAACCCGCCCGTTGATTGTCACCGTATCGTTGTTGGCGAACATCTTGGGCGGCGGGGCCTCGTCTTCCTCTTCCTCTTCCTCAGTGGCTTCCTGACGGGGGACAGACAAGGTGTTGGACGCTTTGGCCGTCAGAGCCGTGCTGGCGCTCAGGGCCAGAATCTTACGGTTCCCACTGGAGACGTCGACGTAGTAGTTGCCGGAGCCGAGGCCGTCGACGACTAGCGCGTCATCCCCGTCGAAGTTCTCAATCCGGCGTGGGTCAAAGCGGATTTCATTGTTGGACGACAGACCCAGGAACTCGATGAGCCGGTTCGTGCCGCGCACGTCACCAAACTCGAAAGTGCAGTCAGAGGCGTTGCCGCCGTCGTCCTGGCTGTCCGATAGCGTCCAGAGCAGGGAGCCCCGGCTGTTTGCGTCGTTGTAATTGAACGTCCCCACAGCCACCCGCTTGGAGTTGCGGATGCGGCACAGCGCTTGGCCAGCCGACGCGCGGGCAACGGTCAGGTCCATCCCTTGCAAAATCTTCACGTCGTCGCTGTTCTCAATGGACAGGCCGCGAAGATCATTCACGTTGGCGCGGTGATCGACCTTGATCTTCCCGGCGATGACAAAGCCCGGCGAGAAGTTGATC